AAATACAGAAGCAGCTAACAAAGCCCGAGAGCTTAGAGAAAAAGAAGCAGCAGATAAAAAGGCAGCTGACGAAAAAGCAGCAGCTGAAAAGAAAGCAGCCGATGAAAAGGCCGCGGCAGATGCACAGAAATTACTTGATCAGTATAAAGCTAATAGAGATACTATTAACGATTTACTTCAACAAGCTGATTTAGATTCTATTGAAAACACGTTAGACCGTGCAATGGCTGAGTTAGCAATTCAAAGAGATGCAGATTTGCAAAAGCTTAGAGATGCCGAAGCAACTGAAGATGAAGTAAATAGAATTAAAAAATCTTATGTTGAAAAAGCTAAGCAGTTAGCTAAAGACGAAGAAGACTATAAGAAAGCGTTAAGACAACAAAATATTGATGATGCATTAGCTGGAACCAGTAAATTACTTGCTGATGTTAATAAATTAGTTGGTGAAGGTATGGCTGGTTATAAAGCTATAGCGCAAGCACAAAATGCTATTGACACATACGCGTCCGCTACAGCAGCTTATAAGTCTGTAGCAGGTATACCGGGTGTTGGTCCTGTTCTTGCACCATTAGCAGCTGCAGCAGCCGTAGCAGCAGGTATTGCAAACGCTAAAGCAATTGCTAAAGTAAAAGCGCCTGGTATGGAAGGTGGAGGTGCTGCACCAAACATTTCGATACCTAGTGGCCCAACGTTTGACCCTACACAAGCAACAAGAACTGTAGAAGCTGGTAATAATGTAGTAACTACTGACGCACAAAGTGCAGCTGGCAACGGCCAAACAATAATTAAAGCTTATGTTGTATCAAGTGATGTAACTTCACAACAAGAAGCAGATGCAAAAATAAAAGGCCTTAGTCGTCTGTAATATATAAAGAAAATGAATAAGATTGTAGAATTAGTAATAAACTTAGAAGAGTTTGAATTTGATGACTTAGGTGTTGAGATTCTTTCATTAGTAGATAAACCAGCAATAGAAGTTAATTGGATGGCATTCTCTGAACATCAGTTTGTTACACCATCACCAATTGAAACTAAAGATGAATTCATAAGTAGATGTATACCGGTAGTTATTGGTGAAGGTAAAGATGAAGATCAAGCTGCTGCTATTTGTTATTCATATTGGGACGAAGGATTCTCTGAAGATGATGGTACAGACTTACAGCAATTTGCAAGTTATTCAGATTACCCAGATTCAGTAAAGAACAATGCGCAAAGAGGTATTGATTTAAATGAAGCTCAAGGTAACAAATGTGCTACTCAAGTAGGTAAAGTTAGAGCTCAACAACTTGCAAAGGGTGAAGCTATTTCAGAAGATACTATAAAGAGAATGAAGAGCTACCTATCACGCGCTGCGGTGTATTATGAGGCAGGCGACACTGAAAGCTGTGGTTATATCTCTTATTTACTTTGGGGTGGTAAGAGTGCGCTTACGTGGGCCGAAACAAAGCTTAATCAGATAGAGAATGAAAAGTTTGAAAAGTCAGTACTTGATATAGCAAAAGAAACAGGTGAAGTAATAGATCCTACAGAAATTATATACGTAGATGGTACTAAAGATTCATTTGCATCAGTTGGTGATTTCCTTGAAGGTGCAAAAGCTTTAGATGCTTTAGGTGATTTACCATTAAGTACTCCAGCTGAAATAAGATACAGATACGCAGGACCAGCAGGTCAAAGAACATTCTGTGCAACTCTTAAAGCACTTAACCGTGTTTATTCAAGAGAAGACATAGCAAGAATGAATATCTTTAACCCAGGCTTTGGACCAGGCGGTTCCGGTAGCTACGATGTATTCAGTTATAAAGGTGGACCAAACTGTCAACACTATTGGGAAGAACTTGTACAATTTAATAACGGTACTAAAAATGTTTTAATCTCAATGGGTCCGGCAACAGGTTTAGCTGGTGAATCTAATAACCGTAACGATCAATCACCAACAGGTTCAGTTCCTAATAATGCATATCTAATGAGCCAGTGGACATTCTCAAGTGATGATCAAATGATTGTTACGGGCCCAGCTATGATACCTAGGCAATTGATTGCACGTAAAGATGAATTAGGTAACTTATTCCATGTTTACTTTTCAGAAGAAACTATTGAAAAGATTGCAAGAAAATTCTTAGCAGATAACAACACACACAACACTGATATTAACCACAACGGTAAAGTAGTAAAAGAAAATACATTACTTGAGTCTTGGATAGTATCAGACCCTGAAAAAGATAAAGCAAGTGTATTAGGTTTTAATGTACCTAAAGGAACTTGGATGGCCAGTTATAAAATAAATAATAAAGAAACTTGGAACAGAATAAAAGCAGGAGAGCTTAATGGTTTTTCTGTTGAAGGTTCATTTCTTGAAATAGCTCAAAATTAATAATGATTTCTGAAACTAAAGACTCGATAGCAAACGTAGCAACTATAGTAGCAACTGGTAGTGCAATGGTAGATTGGACTTCAACATTAACTATGATACTTGTTATAACAGGTATTGTATTTAATGTTGTTAGAATTATAGAAATTCGTACAAAAAGAAAGGAGGACTAAAAGTCCTCCTTGTAGGTTTTCCTGAGTATTATGTTTTTGATAGTACTCTTACTAACCCCATACATAGCGGCTAGTCTGTTCTGACCAACGCCTTCTGTATTCAACTCTCTAATCTTTTCTGCTTGATAAAGATTAAGAGCTCTTGGCTCCCTCCATGTTACCATTCGTATACTACTCTTTTAACAGACGATACTGATCTGTTAACAAATTCTGCAATTTGTTTAAGAGAATAGCTTTTATTTCTTAGAGTTCTGATAAGTTCTTTTTCAGTCTCATTCATTTCTGTTCTTCCTGTTGGCTTTTCCATAATTAAAATATATGTTTTGTTTGTTCGTATTGTTCTGCAGTTTGCGACCATGATGAAACTTGTGCTTCTCCATCGTCATTAACCTCTATTAAACAAGTGTAATACGATCCGTCCTTGTTTAACCAAACGATACCACATGTATTAAATGCTGTATCAAGGTTTACTACTTTTTCTTGTTTAGAATCTGGTGCAGCATGACCTACTATTAAGTCTGCTACAAATGTTGATAAATTTTCTGTCATAATTAATTGTTTTTTTTATTACTTATTATATACCTTGTTTTTATTTTGTTTCATCTGGTTCATTATAAATATCATATTTATTTTCAATTATCCTTAAAACTTTACCGCGGTCTTCTTTAAACGTAATAGTAATTAAATCTTCACGTACCATATCTTTTAAAAGACGTTGTAATTTAATATCGGTATTGTTAAGAACTTTATAGAGTCTCCAGTTCTGTGGTGAAGGGTTATAGACTACAAAGTCCTTAATTGCTTGTTTATAATGTTTGAGCGTCATAATTATTATATGAGCTACTTGAACTTTGTTTCAAATGTTTTGTCAATATAAGGCGTATATATATTTAAATATGTCTGGTAACATCCAGATTAAAAAAACATTAATTAATATGACAGTAAACGACATGGTAAAAAAGCTAAGAGTAATGCTCGCAGCTGATCACGCGGTTGTAACACGTTCTAAATTTGCCGATGCAACATTGGTAGATGGAACTGAAGTGTATACTGAAGGTGAATTAATGGTAGGTGCAACTCTTCTTATTAAAACAGAAGAAGGTGTTGAATCTCCATACGCTCCTGAAGGCTTACATGAAACAACAGAAGGTTTGTTAATAACTGTTGGTCCTAATGGTGAAATTATGGAAATCACTGAAGCTGCTATTGAAGCTCCTATTGTTACTGAAGAAGTAATGGAAGAAGTTGCAATAGAAGTTCCAGTTTCTGAAGCTGCAGTTCCTGCAACAGAAGAACTTTTAGCAGGTATTGCTGAAATGATTGCTCCTTTCACTGAAGAGATTGCAGCATTAACAGAAGAGGTTGTAGCTTTAAAAGCTCGCTTTAACAAAATTGCAGATGAACCTGCAGCAACTCCAATCAGAAACACTTTCTCTGAAAACAAAGTGATAAAAGATGATATGATTGCAAAGAGAATGGAAGCTCTTAGAGCTATCCGCAAAAACTAATTTAACTTAAAAAAACAAATTTTAAAATTATGGCTTACGGCTTTGACATTTCAGCATTACCAGCGTATACAGACCAATTATCATTGGATCTTATCTCTAAGGTAGTATTAAAAACAGATTTACTTGACTATGTAGATCTAAGATCAGGTTTCACTTCTGGAACTGTATCTATCAATTTAGTTGACGCAGACTTACCTGTATCAGCTCTTTCTTGTGGTTGGGCTTCTGACGGTGAGGTAACTTACTCTCAAGTTCCAGTAACAATTGAATCTCTTCAATCTAAAACAGAAATGTGTGTTGAAGATTTACGTTCAGTATACCAATCAGCATTTATGAATGCGGGTACTGGTAACGACTTTATTCCATTTGAATCAGTTATTTCTGAATCTTATGCAGACAAATTAAGAAAATACAATGAAGGTTTCTTAATCAATGGTTTTGGTGCTACAACTGGTTTGAAAGCTCAAATCACTTCAGCTAACGGTGCACAGCTTCAAGCTGGTACTCCTGCTGCTTGGGATGCTACTAACGCATTTGAGCAAGCTTTAGACTTATATGATGCAATCGACGAAGCTGTTAAAGACAGAGAAGATTTAATCATGGTAGTTTCTCCAGATGCATACAGAGCTCTAGTTAGATCTTTAGTTGCACAAAACCTTTACCACTTCAATTCAGTTGAAAGCAATGACATTATGATCCTTCCAGGAACAAACTGTACAATTGTTAAATCTTCTGGTTTAGTTGGTTCTAACTACAAATTTGCTGGTCCAGGTAAGATGATCTTAGCTGCAACTGGTTTAACTGATGAATTAGATTCATTCAGATTCTTCTATGATGAAGCTGCTGACGTTATGAAGTTCAGAGCTGCATGGAGATTAGGTGTTGGTGTTGGTCAAGTGAACGTGTTCGCTACTAACGATATGGCATAATCTAAACAAATCTTAGGCTAGGGATTCCGGTCCCTAGCTTTTATTTAACTTAAAAAAAATCTGATAATAATATTATGGCATGTTCAAACTTAACTGCAGGTGTATTAGACTTATGTAACGATTCAACTGGTGGTATCCAGAAAATCTTTATTACTAATGGCCCTGTAGAATCAATCACAGAAACAGCTGGTGTAATCACCGCTATCACGGTTGGTGGTTCAGCTTTAGTACCAGCAGACTTTTTTGTATTCGAAACTCCTCGTCAAACATCTTCTATTACAGAGACTACTACAGTTTCTCAAGAAAATGGTACATTATACTTTGATCAACAATTAACTATGGTTTTCAATAAAATGGAAGCTACTAAAAGAGATCAATTATTATTAATGGCTCAAGCTACTTCAATGGTAGTTGTTGCTAAAGATGGTAATAACAAGTATTGGTCAATAGGTGTAGAAAAAGGTGCTTTCACAGTATCAGCTTCTGCAACTTCTGGTACTGCGTACAGCGACAGAAATGGATACGAAATAGTTCTTGGTGGCCTAGAGTCTTCACCAATCTTTGAAGTTACTTCTACAATCGTAGAGGCTTAATTCAAACTAACTTAAATATTAAAGGGTGCCTTAACGGGTGCCCTTTTTTTGTTATACAACTTTTAGTGTTTTTATATTTAATAATGAAATATATCAATTACTATGACATTATTAGTAGAAGAGAGTAACTTAACAAAAGAATTTAGCTTAAACTTACCTAACTTAACATTAGGTTCTCTTTATGCATTTACGCTAACTTCTCAATATTCACACCAACCGCTTGTTTTAGATGCAAATGCAATAGAAACAAATGCAAGATACACTACATTTCAAGTAGTTTTTCCAATAGGTTTTGGTAATGAACATAAAAACGGAGTATATTATTACGATATTGCAGAAGTAGGAGATGAATCTTTTGAAAAAGGTTTAGTTAAAATCATAACAGAACCAGGAGGTTCGCTTGGTACAATAAACTATGAAAGCACGATATATACAGAAGAACGTGTAGCAGATGTATTCTACCGTCCAAATTATTAAGAATAAAATATGAGATCAACTCCAGAAGGAATTTACGCAATTAACGGTTCACAATTTCAAGCCGTAGAATTGCCAAACATTAAAGAAGTACGTGGTAAAGAATTTATGTATTACGGTGAACTTAATATGTTCCCAAGTACATTAATTGAACTATATGATACCTCAGCTATGCATCATACATGTATTGATGCAATTGCAAGTGGTATAACCGGTGAAGGTATTGAAATTATCGGTAATGAATATATAAACGCAGCTGGTGAAACTGTTGATGAGCTTTGGGAAAAGATATCATTAGATTATACACTATACAATGGTTACGCAATCAATGTAATATGGAACAAAGAACAATCTAAAATTGTAGAAATGTACCATCTTCCATTTGCTAATGTAAGATCAGGTAAACCAAACGAAGAAGATACTGTTGAAGAATTTATGTATTCAACTGATTGGGCTAACTTAAGAAAGTATCCTTATCAAACATACAGAGCATTTGATCCTACAGATAACAAAGGCGATAATGCTTCACAAATCTTTTACTTTTACGGTTACACACCAGGTAATCAAACTTACCCGCTGCCATCTTATGTTGCAGCATTAAACGATATATCACTAGATGCACAAGTTAGTAGATTTCATTCAAATAACATTGCTAACGGTCTGGCACCAAGCATGTTTGTACAATTTAGAAACGGCGTGCCAACTCCTGAAGAGCGTAGAGATG